CGAAAAAGCAGTTGCAAGAATTTATGAAAAAACAAGGCTTTTATACTGTTTTTTATATCGGTTATTGCGCCGACGAAGAAAAGCGTTTTGCAAAGCGGGTAGATTTACAAAAAATAGAACGTTACCCGCTTGTTGAAGAAAGTATCGAAGAAGATACAGTTTGGGCGTGGGCAAAAACGCAACCGATATTCAACCACTATTATTTGACGCAAAAGCGTTGCGGGTGTATGTATTGTCCTATGGCAAGTTTTATAAATTTTGCGTACCTTTACAAGTATTATCCAGACCATTTCGCCTTTATGATAAACAAAATGCGTGAAACGGAAATCATTCGAGAGAAAGAACTCGGCAGACCGTTTTCCTGCGTTTCGTCAAAGCCAAAATACAATGCTGACTATCTTGAAAAAGTTATAAAAACAAAATGGCTGAAAAAGTTGGAGGAATTAGAAAGTGAAAATGCTTATAAAAATGGACTACAACGAATTGCTTAACAAGGTCAGTAAGGCTCTGCACAGCAGCAAGTCGAGATACGTTAAAGAGTGGGGCAACAGTATTGCCGTCGGTTTTGAAATTCTCAATTCGTATCTGAGAAGAATTGCGCAGCGGGCTATTGAAACGCAAGACGCGGCTTTGCTCGAAGATTTAGCGAATTTAGGGTTGGTAACGGAAACAGAGGACGAGGAGGACGAGAAATGAGCGACTGGGTAGGAAACGGAAATTCGGTATATAAAACGCTGGGCGCGAGCAATCACACCGATAAAGAGCGAGAAAAAGACGATTACTATGCAACCGATCCGATAGCAATAGATAAATTGCTTACGGTAGAACGCCCGAATGAAAACGTTTGGGAATGTGCTTGCGGCGCGGGGCATTTATCCGAACGGCTCAAAGAACACGGCTACAACGTCCTTTCGACGGATATTATCGACAGAGGCTATTCCGATACATACAAATTATTAGACTTTTTGAGTGTTGCACCTAACGCGCTGCAAGACTGGGCAGATATGGATATAATCACTAACCCGCCGTACAAATATGCGAAAGAATTTGTATTAAAAGCGTTGGATATATTGCATTTCGGCTGCCGTTGCTATATGTTTCTGAAATTGACGTTTTTAGAGGGAAAGACGCGATATAACGAACTGTTTAAGAAATTCCCGCCAAAAAGTATTTACGTCTTTTCTGAGCGCGTTTTATGCGCTAAAAACGCCCGTTTCGACGAAATGAAAGCGGGCGGCGGCTCTGCGGTCGCTTACGCGTGGTTTGTCTGGCAAAAGGGCTTTCGCGGCGTTACGGAGGTGTTGTGGATATGAAAAGAATAGTCGCGGCACTTATTGTTGTAATTATGTGCTTTATGCTGTCGGCGTGTTCGTCTCCGACATACAAAACGCCGCTTATGTGGTGCGTGCTCGACGTGCTGCACAACGAGCCGTATGCCGACGGCGAGGCGGTAGACGGCTGGCAATACGAAAAGTTGAATTTAACATACAAAGAAAATGAATACTACAACGAGTATTGTTACATTATTGCGGTTTCTTACACAAATGACGACGGCGATATACAATTCGATTATTGGTATTGCCTAATCGCAACAGAACGGCGTTGTATTCATAACGCGCTTGATTATTTCAGGGATAAATACAGCGACGACGCACTTATTTGCCCCGATTGCGTTGCCATAATTGATTGCGACTGGTTTAAGTCGGAAATTGCAGAGGGCTAAGTAGATATAAACGGTATAAACCCGTTATATATAATAATTATTTTTTAGGAGGACATTAAAATGTCAAAGAACAAAGTAACTCAGGAACAGATTGCAAAACTTATCTCGGAGGCGAAAATCGACGTCGCCACCGTTCAGGAAAAATGTACCGTCGTAACGGTAACGCTTAAAAGCGGTTTTATTCTTTCGGAATCGAGTGCTTGCGTCGATAAAGCGAATTACGACGAAAGACTCGGCGCGCGCTGCTGTATGGAGCGTATCGAAAAGAAACTCTGGGAATTAGAGGGGTACGCGTTGCAAAAGGAACTTGCGGAATGTGAGCAGTCGTGCGAGGAGGCAAGAGAAAAGACGGCAAAGGAACGCGTCGAAGAAGAGAAAGCCGAAGTGGTTGCGAGGGCGCAGAAACTGGCTCAATTCTTACAGTCGAAGAGCAGCGACAAACTTAACGACGGCGAAAAATATTTGTTGCAACTGCAATTACAGAAAATGTGCGAGTATGCGGATATTCTCGCGGCAAGGCTCGGCGTATGGAGAGAGATTGTATGAACAACGAGGAAAGAGGCGGTGGCTTTGGGTGCTTGCCCCGTTGTGGATATATGCTGCTTTTGTGGCGGTTGTAATTCTAATAATATTTCTTATAACAGTCGTAATACCTACGATTGTAGATAAAATAAAAATAAAGCGTTTACGCAAGAAACTGCGTAACAACAAAGAGGGCAATAATGAATAAAGTTATTTTAATCGGCAATCTTACGCGCGATCCAGACTACGGGGAAACGCAGAGCGGAATTTCTTTCTGTAATTTTTCAATAGCCGTCAATCGCCCTTACGCCGATAGTAACGGCGAACGCCAGACCGACTTTTTCAACATAAAGACGTGGCGAGGACAAGCGGACAACTGCGCAAAATATCTGAGAAAAGGCAGTAAGGTTGGCGTTGTCGGCAGCCTGCAAACGCGGACTTACGAGGATAACGACGGCAACAAGCGCAATGTAACCGAAATCGTTGCAAACGAGGTAGAGTTCTTATCTTCCGCAAATAAGAGCGACGATAGCGGGGAAACGACCAGAGCGCAGCGCAGCCGCCCCGAACTCGAACCGATAGACGACGGCGATTTACCGTTTTAATTAAAGGCAGTCAATAAGAATGGAGGCAATTATGCAAAGTGTAATTACAGGCAGACCGATAGGCAGACCGAAACAGTTTTATAAATACGAATTGCCGCAGGGGGTAATAAAAGTCGTAAGGGCTCAATGCGCCGATTACGACCGTAAAGCCCTTGCTATTCGCGAGGGAAACATTGCTGCCGAAACGCTGCAATCGTACATAAAAACGAATGAGGCAATCGACAAGGCTCTTGACGAAATAGAAGAGGGCTGTCGCGCCGACTTTCTTATTGATATTGCCGATAACAGAGGCTACGACCGTAGTCAGATACAGTTCTATATGTCGCATAACGCTTACTACAACAGAAAGCGAAAAGCGATATTTGAAATAGCCCTATATTTGCTGTTGATATAAAAAAGCAAGCCTATCTACTACTAAGTAATTATAACTATATACTATGAAATATATTATAAAATATAAGACTAAGTAAGTTATATCTACATAAGAGAAAGACGGTAAATATTTTTCGGGTACTATTTCAAGTAAAAACTATGCTATACTTTACATAGTGCCAATACCCTTAGAGGTTAGAGCCCTGCTCCTAATAGTCGGAGTGGGGCTTATTTTGTTTTAATGAGGTAATTTACAAAATGAGCGATAAAAAAACCACTACAACTAAAAAGAAGAAGAGCGACAGCGGACAGTTTAAGAAAGGTAACCCTGTCGGTTCTGAAACACGTTTCCAAAAGGAAAACAAAGCAGCGGATAAGTACAGCGAGAAATATTGCGATATGCTTTTAGAGTTTTTCTCTGTTCCTGAACCTACCGTCATTTACGAGGAATTTTACGACAAGGACGGCAACCTTACCAGAAAGACACCGAAAATGATTATGCCGCCTAAATATCCGACGTTTGAATTGTTTGCGGCAAAGATAGGCGTAGTAATGAGTACGTTGACGAACTGGCGCGCTAAGTACCCCCGTTTTGATACCGCGTATGTGCGGGCAAAGGAAATGCAACTCGGCATAGCGAAACTCAACGGCATAACGAAACAGTATGACAGCAATTTCGCAAAGTTTATCCTTGTCAACGACCACGATATGGTTGATAAGTCCGCGCTTGAACAAACACAAGAAAAACCGTTTGAGGTAAATATCAATGTCGTCAAGAACCCGCAATAAGTCCGAAAACAATTCCATAAACTTAGAGATTACGGAAAAGCAGCAGGAATTTATTGAGGCAGAGGCGACTGAGGTGCTGTTCGGTGGGGCGGCGGGCGGCGGCAAGAGTTACGGGCAAGTTATTGACGCTATGCTGTACGCATTGAAATACCCGAAAAGCAAGCAGATTATATTCAGAAAGACTTATCCTGAGTTAGAGCGTTCTATTCTTCGTACAATGCTTGCGGTCTATCCGAGAGGGAAATATTCCTATAATCAGACGGCGCACACGTTCACATTTATCAACGGCAGCATAATCGACTGCGGGTATCTTCAAAACGAAACCGACGTGTACAATTATCAATCGGCAGAGTACGACGTTATCCGCTTTGACGAATTGACGCATTTCACGAACTTTACTTACACATATATGCTTTCGCGTCTGAGAGGCGCAAACGGCTATCCGAAATATATGAAATCGTCCACGAACCCGACAGGCGCGGGGCGCGTTTGGGTTAAAGAACGTTTCGTCGATATAGGCGAGTGGAACAAGCCGCACGACGTGGTTATAGGTTACAGACCAGACGGGAAACCGATTATTTCTCGTCGCATATTCATTCCGAGCAAGGTTTACGACAACCTCTTTCTTATGGAAAAAGATCCAGACTACGTTATGCGTCTTGAAAACCTGCCAGACAGCGAAAAGCAAGGGTTGCTAAATGGCGAGTGGGACTACTTCGAGGGGCAATACTTTGAGGAATTTCGGCGCGAAATACACGTTTGTGCACCGTTTGCAATTCCTCCTGAGTGGCGGCGGTACAGAGTTTTCGATTATGGGCTTGATATGCTGGCTTGCTACTGGGTTGCCGTGGATAACCTGCACAACTGCTATTTTTACCGAGAATTATGCGAAAGTGATTTGCCTATATCGACCGCCGCCCAGAAAATACTTGATTTTACAGACGATAACGAGAACATATATGCAACGCTTGCACCGCCCGATTTGTGGGGCAGAAGTCAGGAAACGGGCAAAGGAAAAGATACGTTGTTTTATGAGGCGGGGCTGGAACTTACGAAATCGAGCAACGATAGAGAGGCTGGCTGGCTTGCGCTTAAAGAACTTATGAAACCTAATGCCGACGGCGTATCGCGGCTGCATATCTTTTCAAATTGCAAGTGGCTTATAAAATACCTTCCAGAATTGCAACGCGACGAGAAACACCCGACAGACTGCGCAACCGAGCCGCACGAAATTACGCATAGCCCAGACGCGGCAAGGTATTTTGCTATTTACTGGACGCGCCCTGCGGCGGCAGAAAGCGACAGACGCGTCAAATACAGACCTGACGAACTGGAAGATTATAGGAACGCCAGAACGCAGGAAGAACGAGATATTATAATCAAACGCAAGGGAGGTAAACCGTTATAATGCGTGTAGATAAAGACAATAAATTGCAATTTTTTAAGGACTTGTTTGAAAACGCAAAAGGGCAACAGTCAGCCCTCCGCGACGATTTCGACAAGTGGAGCAAACAATACAAGGGCGATTTAACTATCGACGGCAGCGACGAGCCCGCGCTTACAGGCAGAAACATTACTTATGAACTTATTGAAAGCCAGTTTTCGAGTTATTTACCCTCTACTGCGGTAACGCCAGAAATATATTCCGAACGGAACGACAGAAACGCGAAAAGCGTAGAAAGACTGCTTAAAAATAAGCGCAATCAACTGCCTTTCGAGAAAATGAACGACATAGACGAGAGGTATTCCCCGATTTACGGCGGCAGTATCTGGCTTGTTGAGTGGGATAACTCGATAAAGACACACAACACGGTGGGCGACGTTAAAATAACGTGCTGGTCGCCGTCGCATTTCGTTGGGCAACCTTGCATTTACGATATTGACGATATGGAATACTGCTTTATTACGTTTGAAACCACGAAAGAGGACTTAGTGCGTAAGTATGGCGTTTCCATAGACGTGGCAGACGATACTGAAAGTGAGAATGGCGGCGAAACCGACGAAACCGCAACCGTCAACGTTTGCTATTACAAAAACGACGAAGATAAAATCTGTCAATATATCTGGTCGGGCGATACCGAATTGCAGGATATTGAGGACTATTATTCGCGAAAGGTATATGTTTGCAAGAATTGCGGTCGGCGTAAAGAATTATGCACCTGCGACAAGCCAGATTTTGAATTGCAAGACGACGAATACGAGGAACTCGACCACGATATTATACTTTCCGACGGCAGTGTGATACCCGCCGCCTCGCCTGTTATGAAAGACGGGCAAGTAGTAATGGAAGAATCGCAGCAGCAAGCCGTTTTAGAGGACGGCAGTGTGGCTATGGACGAGATAAACGGTATAATGATACCCGCTACCGTTCCCGTACAGGTGCCGAAACTCGAACGCACGAAACTGCCGTACTATACACCGTCAAAATTCCCTATTATTATCAGAAAAAACACGTCGCAAGAGGATAGTCTTTTTGGACAGTCCGATTGCGAGTTTATTCGTCCGCAACAGCAGGCTATCAACAAAATCGAGAGCCGTATTCTTGAAAAACTTATGAACGCGGGCGTATATCCCACCGCGCCAGAAGATTATATCGGGCAATTCGACAACGGGCTGTATAAGAACGTAATCAAGGTAGGGCAAGGCAATTACAAATTGTTCGGGCGAATTGATTTGCAGGTAGATTTAACTCAGGATATTTCACAGTCTGAGCGACTTTATCAGCAATCAAAGCGCATTATGGGCATTACCGACAGTTATCAAGGGCAAGCCGATTCAACGGCTCAAAGCGGCAAAGCAAAGCAAATACAGGTCAATCAATCGGCGGGGCGGCTTGATAGTAAGCGGAAAATGAAAAATGCCGCCTATGCCGAAATAGACGAGGTAATTTTTCTTTACTACCTCGCTTACGCCGACGAGCCGCGTGCAATGTCTTACGTTGATAGTATGGGTAGACTGCAAAATGCTCAGTTCAACAGATACGATTTTATCGAACGCGACGAAAACGGCGAATATTACTACAACACACAGTATTTATTCGGAACAGATCCAACGGGCGACGTGGAGCAGTCGAGGGAAACGATTTGGAGCGAAAACCGCTTGAATTTCCAGAACGGTTGTTATGGAAACCCGCAGCAACTCGAAACATTGCTTATTTTCTGGCAACAAATGGAAAGACACCATTATCCAGACGCAAGAGATATGGTAGAGCGTATCAGAGGCATTATAGAGGCGCAAAGACAGCAACTTGAACAGCAACTTGCAGCGGAACAGCAGAAAAACAAAGACTTGCAAACGCAGGCTTATATAGAAAAAGAGCGTGCGGACGGCGCAGAGGGCTATCTGGAATACATAAACAAAATGGGAGGTAAGGCTCAATGATTAAACAGAATTTAACGTTAGGAACTACCACGAGCAAAAAGAAGAAAAATAGCGGCACGGGCGGCTTATATGGCGATTTTGTCGGCGATACTGGCAGCGCATACAATGTATCGTTGCCGAACTTGCCCGCGCCAAATCCTACTTATAGTGATTTTATAAATGTTCCCACGCCGTCGAAAAGCAGCAAAAGCGGTTATATAGGCGCGTATACTGGCGAAGAAACAAAACTTCCCAGCGTAACGCCCGCTTTGAAGTATGAATCAAAAGCAAACCCCTACGGTTATAGCGATTATATAGGCGATATGACAAAACAACCCACGATTTCGTCTTTGCTCAACAATCAGGTCGCAATCAAAAAACCAGAGTTTGATAGTAATGTTGTCGGAACGGTGGGAGGCGGCTTTTCTGGCGGTAAGAAAGGCGGCGTAACGGACGACGGGGCAATCATAGGAAACCCCAGTATTGAAACAATGCCGACAGTTAAGCCGTCTGTTGGCAATTCTACAAGCAAAGGTCAAAACGAAAGTGCAGATAATTTCGCCCCAGCGGTACGAGAAATAATTGAGAGTTTATATCCTGAGAAGAAACAATCTGCTGTAAAATACAGCGATTATGTTCCTGCTCAATCGCCTGCGGAAACAGAAATGCCGTCGCAAGCCGAGCAGGTTAAACAAAACGAGCCAGCAGATAAAGAAACGTCAGCCGCCCAAACGAAAGAAGATAAGACCGCGGACGGTAAAATGTCGTACGAGGACTATATTGCTGAAATGAAAAAGGGCTATCAGGAACAACTTGACGCTGCGAACAAGCAAGCCGAGCAGACGAAAGCCCGCGCTATGGCTGACGCTGAAAACGCCTACGCGCAGAATAAAGCGACCTATGGAACAAACGCTGAAACGCTTGCTCAAATGGGCTTGACGGGCGGCGGTTACTCCGATTATTTGCAGGCACAGGCTTACGCACAGAAACGTGCAGACGCTCAGGCTGCTACGGCGCAGGAAATCGCCTCTAAATCAAATAATCAGGCTACATATCAGCAGTACATAACCGCAATGAACGAAAAACTTGCGGAAAAGGCTCTTTATGAAGAACAACTCGAAGAACAACGCAAGTATAACGAACAAAAAACAGCCGAGCAGCGCGAATACGAACGCCAGCAACTTGAAGAGCAGAGAAAGTATAATGAAGAGCAGACGGCAAGCAACAAAAAGCAAAACATATTCGATTCGTTGTGGTCGGGCGTTCAAGACACGAATACTACATATACAGAAGAGGCGATTGACGGCATAGCAAAAGAATACGGTCTATCAGACGATCAGGTTGCCTCATTAAAAACCCTGTTAAAAAACACAAAAAATAAAGCCTCCGAAGAGAAAAGTAAGGCGATACTTGAAAGTGCGCTCGCTAACGTGAACGCAGCGGCAACAGGCTCGCTCGACGAATATCTTGACGGCTTACAGAAACTTGGTTTATCGGACGAGGACAGGGCGACATACGAAAAGACGATACGCGAACAAATGGGCAACAATACCGTTGATACTATCAACGATAGTATTTCAAAAGGCGACGTAACCTCGCTTGATTACAATATAGCAACCGCCGAAGATTATTACACAAAGGGCTATATTTCCAAAGAGCAATTACAGACTGTATACAATAAGTATGCTACCGTAACCGTAGAAACTGTCGCAAACACCGATTTCGGTTCTGACGACCAAAAGAAAATTAAATCTTATCTTTCCGCGCAAAAGGATATTGAGCAGTGGTATAAGGACGGGAAACTGACATACTCAATGTATAAAACACTCAAAGAAAAAGCGGGCGGCGAAAACTATAATGCTTGTTCTGGCGGTTGGAACTTACAAGGGCTTGGCAGTGGACGAAATAATGACGACGTTGATATTACTATCGGTGCTACCTCGCGAAGTGGAAACGGCAAAAAGGAATACGACTTGCTTTGCAGTTCTACTATTACCGACAGCGAAATTATTTCAGAACTCAATAGAATTGCGACGGGCGACGCAACAAAAACGCCGTCTAATACAGGCGGCGGCACCTTATGGAACTGGTGGAATACAAATAGCAACGAAAACGGAAATGCTGGCAGATTGATAGTTGCTTACGGGAATATGTATCTTTATACGAGTAAAGGTTGGACTAAACTAAAATCGGATAATAATGACGCAGAACTCGCAAACGCTATCAGTGCGTTTACGGGCGGCGGTACGCGTGTGCAATCAAAATATTCTGCTGATAATTCGCCTACGAGTGATACAAAAAGTAAAGCAGAGGCTGGCACGCTCACATATAACGACGTTGCAAAGTATAACGCTGGAATAAGAACGGAGCGCGAATTTAATCGCAATAATAACAGCGACAAAAAGAAATACGGAACATATCAAGCGTACTTAAAGGCAATGTACGAGAAGTATAAAAAGTAAGAGGTAAAAAATGTCAACTTTATCGAAAGTTACAAAAAGCGGAACTGTAAGTGGCACGGGTAGGAAATCTACCCTTGCTCAACTTGCAGAATCTGGTTATTCTATGAAATCGGCACTTAACCCTAACGGCTCAACCTTGCAGAAAATGTTTTCTGGCACATTTGATAGTCCTGCCAGAGCAAACAATCAGGGCAGCGGCTTGCTCTATACAATCGAAAGAGCAGGCTTAGGCGCATTTAGTATGTTGGAGGGTATCTGGGACTACACTGCTGGCGGCATAGCAAAAATATTTGGTGCAGACGAGTGGGCAGAGGCTCAAATCGCGAACAACATATCAGGTAGAGCATTGAACGATATAACCGAGGCGTATAACCCGTCAAAAGCAATGCAGGTTGTTGGCGACATTGCGGGAGGCGTAGGCAATTCTGTACCAGCAATGGCAGCGGTTGCGGCGGCAGGGGCTATTGCCTATTTCTCTGGCGGCACTTTATCCAGCGTTTCCGCTGGCATTATTGCTGGCGTTACGGCTGGGCTTGGAGCGGCTGGTATGGGAGTCACGTCTGCGTATGAAAAAACAGGCGAACTCGGAGGGAAAGAGTTTTTATACGGAACTATCAGCGGTGTAACAGAGGGCGCGTTAGAGGGGCTTACTGGTGCGGCAGGTAAAGTCGGCGCAAAATTGTTTGCAAAACAAACGGCTAAAACTCTGGCGAAGAAAGGAATAGTGAAAGGTATTATTTCTAACTTTGCGGGCGAGGCTTTCGAGGAGGGAATGAGTGAATTTCTCGATCCGTACTATCAGCGTTGGACAAAAGTTGATCCAAACGCAGAAAATGCTACTGCTCAACAAATCGGCTATGCCGCGCTTATCGGCGGTATTTCTGGCGCGCTAATGGGTGGTATCGGCGATGTTTACGGAACGGCAAAGCAAATTGTCAGGGGTTCGCACATTGCTCAAAATTCAACGCTTACGCAAAGCACGCTTGATACGGCGCGTAGTTTTGCAAAGTATGAAACAGAACACGCAACAGGGAGCGAGGCATATCAATACGTTTCAAATCTTGTGAATCAATACGACGCAGCAAAGCCCAGAACGGACGGCTCTTTATCGATTGCGCAAAAACGTATACTCGGTCAAATGGAGGCGGCGAACACGGTACTTACTTTCGAGCCGATTATTCAACGTAGCAGAGCGAATATTCTTGCGAACGCGGAAAGTTTTGTAAAGGCTATCAATGAGAGAAATGTTGTTGACGCAAGTACGGGCAAACCTTTTCATTTTAATAGCGTAGAAGAATTTACAAATAATAAGAGCCTTGTAACGCAATTTGCGGTTGCCGACGCGCTCGGTCAACTTGTTATGAGCAAAGATTCTGTTTACGACGCAGTTTCAAATCAGCGTGCTGGCGAAATAATGCAAGCCGATTTCCGTAATTTTCAGAAAGAGGCAACGCCGCAGCAGAAAAAAAGCATAAACGACCTTTTCGGGATAGACGTTGACTCTATTACTTACGACGATTTCGTGGATAAAATTCAAACAACGAATAGCGAAGTGCTTACGAGTAAAAAAGCCGAACTGTCGGCTATGTCGGCAGCGAAAAAAGAAATCGCGCGTATTATCAACACAAACGAGGCGGTAGCAGACGCAAACACGATTACCGACAAGACGGCATTTAAGGACGGTATAAGCGTATTTAAGGTAAGCGAAAAGACTTATGCAGGCATATCGAAAACCGCCGACGGAAAATATATGCTTTATTTAGACGGCAATATTTCTCACGTTCTTACAAAAACCGAACTCGTCAACGCTATAAAAGCCATTGTAACGCCACAGTCTGCCGCAACAAACGCTCAAACGAACGTCGGACAACCGCAACAGGCGACACAAGCCGCCGCCCCTACCGTTAAGAATGCTGAGGGGCAATCTTCCGTTGCGCAAAATACCGAGGTTGCGAAAGAAAATGCGGCTCAGAGCGAAAAAAAGACTGCAAAACAGGTGGAAGAAACAAAGCCTAAAAAGAAAAAGGCTGTTGAAAAGACGACAGAAACAACCGAAAAAACCACCAAAAAGGCAGCGGAAACAAAGAAATCCGAGAAACATACAGTTGAACAGTCCGAAAAAGGCGGCGAAACGGTTAAAAAGGCTGAAACTACTACCAGCAAGCAGCAAGAAATTAACAAATTGAAAGAAAGCCCCGTTGCGACGGAGCGCGTTATGGGTGAACTGTGCGATTTAGGCGTTGTTGATTACGATAAGGTTATCAACACGCCCGACGGACAGAATATAGACGGTGTTGCAGAGTATGCAATGGGCGATTTATCCGATTATGAACGGCAGGGTTTATATTCGGCAAAATCTCTGGCAAAAGCAATTTCCGAGCACGCCGACGAAATACGCGCAGGTAAAAAGCCTTACGTCGAAATTATGGATAGGGCAATCGAACTCGACGGTAAGGAAATGCCGAAATGGTATAAAGAACAATATCACTCACAAAGCGCGGAAAGCACCGAACGGGCGGCGACTGAGCCTGCTAAAAAGGGCGAAACGTCAGGGAAAAAGACTACCGCGAAGAAAAGACCTAAACTCGATAAAGCGCGTGAAAGGCTTGTTTCATTAACATTATCAAAAGACGTTAAGGAAAATTTACGCGGCGCGTATGTTATGAACGGCGTTCAATATGTGGGCGATGGCTATTTTTGTGCTGCGTATAGCGATACCGTGAACGGGCTTACCGAGGCGAAAGGCGGCGTAGATTTCGGTCGTATAATGGATACATACAGAAACAGCAAGGATATGCGCGAAGTCGCAATCGACGCAGACGCTATTCGTGCCGTAGTACCCTCTAAAAAGTCCGAATTATCTATAAGCAAGATAGGCGACACATACTACAACACGAAATTGGTTAGCCGTGTTCTTGATACAATCGACAGCCCGCAGGCGTTCCTTACCGAACACAGACAGTCTAAAAACGGCTTTAATATTGACGTTCTGTACATAAAAGGCAAGAACGGCGACGCTTGCGTTATGCCTATGAACGGTGTAAACGCAAAAGATTCTGCAAAAATAGATTATACCGCACCTTTTGCAAACGGAGAGCAGGTTGCGGTCGAGAGTTCGCAAACGGCAAAGCCAGTCAAGCAGCCGAAAGCGAAGAAACAAGCCGAAACCGCAACCAAGACTGAAACAACGGATAAAATCACTAATTCGGAACTTAAAAAAGGTTTTGCCGACGGTAAAGGATATAAAGAGTTCACGGTTAAAGAATTTCAGTCTTTATCGAAAGACGTACAGGCTTATTTTAAGAGCAAAGAGGCATATTCTAAGAGTAAAAAAGGAAATGGTAAGTCGATTGTGCTTATTCAAAGCGGCGAGTATTACTATGCTCTTTTTGACGACGCGACGACCGTTGCTGACACGCTTTCTCTTACGCTTATCGGTAAAGATTCAAAAGCGTACAGCGAACGTATCAAAATGGCAGGTTTTTCCGTTGCTCAATTTGACGAAATGCAGCCAAAACTTGCCGCTGCTGGTTATGACGTTATAAAAACAAGCGTAGACAATCAGGGTGCAGGCACATTGTATCAGGCAAAAACAGCCGATAGAACGACGAAAGAAGTCGCCGCGACCGCCGCAACCACAAAAACCGAAAAAGCCGCTAAAACGACCAAAAAACAGCAAGATTTCGGTGAAAAAATCGGCGGCGCGCGTAAAGACGAATGGCAATCGAGAGGGCTCACTTCCGCCGATATGGAGGGAATGAATGTTCGCGAGATACAAAAATATGCGAAGAAAGAACGCGTGTGGAAACGTCCGAACTGGGAACAGGCGGTTGCGGACGGCGGCGACAGAGGGTTGCTTTATGCCCAGAACGAAATATATAAATCGCTTAACACCACGCCGTCCTCTGCATACAATTATCGCACCAAGTCCGAGGCGGATATTATGGTGGCGGCAAAACTCTACGCCGACGAAATTACTTCCATAAGAAAAATGGCTGAAAACGCCAAAACTGCCGAAGATTTCAAAAATATGGGCGCAAAGTGGATAACAGAAAACGGCTATGCAGAGATAAAAGGTGGTCGTTTAACGTGGACTGATAAATATTATAAAAGCCCTGCGCTCTACGGCTCAAATTATTTGGCTGCCGTAGATAATATGGTAAGACGTTTCGACGTGCTCGGCGAACGCGCACTAATGGAGGGGTTTGGTGTTCCGTCTGACAGTAAATTGCCGCGCGGCTACGAAATTCGCAAAACCAGCGATTCTTTTTACGGGAGCAGAGCCGAAACGGGCGATTATTACATTGTAAAAGGGCATTACCGTGTTGCAACAGGCTTTAAGTCGGTAGCGGAGGCTCTTGCTTACGGTAAAGAGCATTTCGGAACGTCTGCAACCGCCGCTAAAACTGGTAAGCAGCGGTATGTGCCGCAGCAATTATCGGAAGTTCACCGTGAGGGGCTCGATTATCGTCAGGGTAGAGATGTTTCGGGCGACGAATTTATTCACGATTTCGGAATAAAAGGCGGCGAATTTGGCAACTGGCTTTCCGAACTCGACAGAAAAACCTCGCTTAATTACGGTTACGACGCGTTTTGCGATTTAGCCGACGCATTAGGAATGGAAAAGTCCGACATTTCTCTTAACGGAACGCTTAGTATAGGCTTTGGTTCTCGCGGGTTAGGGTTATCTGGTGCGGTGGCGCACTATGAGCCGCTCAGAAAGGTAATTAACCTTACGAAAATGAACGGCGCAGGCTCTCTTGCGCACGAGTGGTGGCACGCTTTCGAGGACTATATTTCGGGTGATACGCACCAGTCGGAAATGTCGAGCAATTTCAGTAAATTACCCGCAAATACAAGAACTGCCGCCACCGAACTTATAAACACTATGCTTTATCGCGACGGTACGGTGGAAGAGAACGCTCTTGCGAGCCAAAAACAAGCGGATAGATACCAGCAGCGGCTGAAATATTACCTTGACAATAGTTTTGCAGTATTAAACGGCAAAGTAAGTAACGAAACAATGCAAAATTACGTCAAGCAAAAATATTATAAGCGCGTAGCAACTGAGGCGGACTTTAAGCGTTTTGCCGAACTTACAGAGCAGGCGCGAAAAGGCGACGTTCAGGCTGTTGCTAAATTCTACGAAAATAAACGTTCCGTTGTGGACGATTTAAGCGATTTGAAGAAAGAAATAACAGGCAAGGGCTTAGCAAAAGAGGATAGGCTCGCGCTTGCGCACGCTGTTCAGGACGCAGGCTTAAAACCCGACGTTAAAGTAAAAGAGAAAACGGAATATTACAAAGACGCAATGAAATTAAGCACCGTAAGTCAAAAAGACGGCGGGTACTGGGATTCTAACTGCGAAATGCTTGCGCGTGCTTTTGCCGCGTATATCACCGATAAAACGAGCAAATCTAATGATTACCTTTCAGGACATTCCGAGGGGGCTGTACTTGCTGACGGCGGTATAGCGTACATAATGCCGAGAGGCGAAGAAAGAACGCACATAAACGCGGCTTTCGATAAATTATTTGCCGCCGCCAAAGAGGACGGGCTTATTCACGAGAATAAATCGACGAAACCGACAAAGACCTCTCGTTACGCGCTTTCTGAACAGGCGGAATTAAACAATCAGCCTGCTGGCAACAAGAGCCAGACCTTAAAGCCGCTCGAAATGAAACGCGCCGAAATTTACGCAAGAAACAACGTAAAAGGCTACGAAAACCTTTCTTACGGCGAGAAATTAGAGGTTGAGTGGACTATTGCGTCTGGGTGGCGTTACGGCGCGGATAACGTAAAAATAAAGCAAATGGCACAAATTGCTGCCGATACTGGCACTGGCATAGGGTTTGCAAATATTTCCGCTAAGAGCAGCGACGGTAAAGCGAAAGCCGTTGACGGCGTATGTTATTCGCGTAGCGGGCATAATACAATTTATTTAAGCCCCGACAGCGTAAATTCCGTGGAAAAAATCACTCTTGAAGAACTTGCACACGCTTTCGAGGGAACAGAGGGTTATTCGGATATAGCAAAAATGGCAACCGAGTATTACGACGCACACCCCGCAGAAAAGGCGAAAATCGAAAATGCGTATAAGGAACTCTACAAGAACGAAGAGGCTTTGTTTGCAGAGGAAATTTTACCGTCCGAACTTACGGCGCATTATGTGAGAGAAATGCTCGGAAATCGCAATATGCTTGCAAAACTTACGGCAGAAAAGCCGACGTTTATACAGCGTTGCTTAAACTGGCTTAAAGGTTTTAAGAAAAAAGCCGCCGTTGTTGATACGACGGTTGCGGCAGACATACAAATTCTCGAAAACAGATTTAAGACGTTGTATAATCAAAATAAGGGTAAAGTTGCAAACGGCATTACAAATACAAGCCGAATGAGTATAGCGTCTATTGACGGCAAAGATATAGTTATCGTTGATACCGACCAGCATATTTTTGACGGCGTACAACGCGAAGAACTTGGCAACGTTGCAAGAAAATATATTCAAGAACGTTTCAGGGGTAAAACTATTGACGGAACGACGTATAGCAGAATATCCGAAAAAGAATATACCCACTCAAAAGACACACAAAGACTGTTTAATCAGAGCGGTTCGGAATATTCGGCGAAAATGCGAGCGTCAACAGAACTTATAAACCTTGTAAAGACAGGCGAACTTATCGGGCACGAAAGCGCAAAGCATACAAAACCTGTAAATGCTGGCGGTTTCAACAGGTATAATGTGTCTTTTATTCTTGACGGAAAAACTTTCAATGGCGAATTGCTTATCGCGCAGGGCAGCAACAATGTTGCCACTTTTTACGATATTGTAAAAATAAAAGAGAGCAATTCGACCAGTAACAACACACAGGTTGCAGGGCGGTCGAACGCTCTCTCTGCTAATAGTATATCCAAAAACGGCGAAAAAGTCAACAAGAAATATGCTTTATCGTCGAAAATGGATTCGGAGGGGCGTGTTTTGTCAGCCGAACAGCAAAAATTCTTTGCCGATAGCAAAGTTGTAGACGAAAACGGTAATCTTCTTACGGTTTATCACGGTACAAATAATGAATTTTACACTTTTGATAGCGGTCGCGTCGGGAAAGGGATAGACCAGTTCGGCTCTGGATACTATTTTACAACAAATAAAAGCCACGCTGAAAATTACGGAAACAGAACAATCGAGGGGTACTTAAATATTAAAAACCCTTTTATTGTTGAAGTTACCGACAAGGGCGGAACGATTGATCAATTCTATCGGCAGCCAGTTACTCAGTCGCAAGCAGAAAAAATACTGAAACTTCACCCCGATATTTACAGCGCGGAAGATAGTCCTCTCGGAAATTACAGCGAGAGGTATTGGACTGAGGGGGCGACGGAATCGGTTATAAAAGAAGTTGCCGCTCAAATGGACGAAATCGGAATGTTTATCGACAATACAATGTTTGGCTATTATCCGAACGAGTTGAACGCTGCCATAAAGAAAGTGTTAGGTTATGACGGTATTCAGGTTAATTACGGTAAATACGAAAAATATTATGTTGCGTGGGAACAAAACCAGATAAAAGACGTAAAAAACACAAGCCCTACTACCGCAGCAGATATTCGTTACGCACTTTCCGAAGAGCAACAGGCTAAACTTGACAGCACGAAAGGCAAGGAAAGGGTTATGACAGAACTGCCGAACAGTAAAGTGTCGATAAAAGACGTTATAACAAAAGAGGCAACGAAAGAAAAGTTAATCGAACAGGTCAAGGGCGACACGAAACAATATACAGAGGGGTTCCAAATCGCTATGACGAACGCGCAGGCTGGTGTTGAAAGGGTTATGCGTGAGGCTGGTGTTCAGGACGCTACCGCCGTTACTAACTACGTCAGAGCGGGCAAAAACGCGGGTATGAATGCTCTTGATATGGAGGGCGCGCAGTTTAGTCTTGACGGCGAAACACGTTTAGGCGAATCGTGGGGCAAAATCTGGCAACCGATATATGCGCTTGACAAAAAAGACGGGCAGGCTTACGCAAAATTTCAGGAATATTTGTTGCATTATCACAATATCGACCGTATGGCGGTGGGAAAACCCGTGTTTGGCGAGAATGTAACGGCAGCGGATAGCCGCGCAGCGATAGCGCAGATTGAATCGGTTTACCCGCAGTTTAAGAAAATTGCAGAAAAAGTATGGAAATTCAATGACAACAACTTGCAACTTTCGGTTGATAGCGGTATGTATTCGCAGGAATACGCAGATCACCTTAGGGAACTCTATCCGCACTACGTTCCAACGCTCAGAGAAGAACACGCGGGCGGTATTGCAACCATACAGGGCAAGAACAATATTCGCGTAAACAATGCAAAAAAACAAGCAATAGGCGCAGATACTCGTATTTTGCCGATAGACGATACCGTTGCCCAGCAGACCTTACAAAAATATGCGTCGGCAAGAACAAATAAATTGCTTGTAGACGTACTTAACGGTAAAGCACACGACGAGTTCAGAGTTGTTTCGACAGAGGACGCAAGCATTGACGTTGATACCGATACGCTTGTAAAAACCTTTGAGGATAAAACAAAAAACACCCACCAGATAACATTTTATCACGACGGTAAACGCGTTACGGTGGAAACGTCGCGTAATTTCTACAAGGGTATTGAGGCGTTTCAGCCGTCTGGCGATAGCGCGTTTAACAACGCTATTCTTAACGGTGCGGCAAAATTAAACTCTGCCTTTAAGAAACTTGTTACGTCGTTTAACCCGTTCTTCTCATTCTTCCGCAACCCGATACGAGATATTCAGGACGCAGGGCTGTACACCCGCTATCCGCTCAGAAAGTTCACTGCGGCATATATGGAGGCAAGAAAGCAAATTGCAAGTAACGGCGTTTACTGGCAAGAGGCAAAGGCGGCGGGCATTACTTCCGCAAGCGTATATGACTACGAAAAAGGCTTAAATTACAAAAATATGAACGCTATCCAGAAAGCAGGGCAAAAGGTAGAGGCTGCCTCGAACGCTATCGAAATGGCACCCAGACTTGCAGAATACATTTGCTCGCGTGAGGCTGGTTTATCCGTTCAGGAATCGCTTTTGAGAGCGCAAGACGTTACTACGAACTTCGGTAGAGGAGGTATATTCGCAAAGAAACTCAATGCAACGATTATGCCGTTCTTAAACCCCGCAATTCAGGGCTTTTCAAAAATGGTAAGAGCCTATACGGGTAAGGACGCGGCGCAGTCGTGGGTAAATCTTATCGTTCGTAGTGTTATGCTCGGCATAGCGGCAACCGCTCTTAATGATTTGCTGCACGACGATGACGAAGATTACAACAACCTTTCCGATTACGTTAAAGAAAACAACTATGTGTTGTCTTTTGGCGACGGAAATTTCCTGAAAATTCCGAAAGGCAGAGTGGTAAGCGTATTTGGCGGCGCATACCTGCGCTCGAAATGGTATGCGCAGGGCGACGAGGACGCGTGGGAGGGGTATTTAAGCAGTATAGCCTCTGCGGTTACACCTGTTGACAACTTTACACGCACTATTTTTAGTCCGATTACGGATATAAAAACAAATACGACGTGGTATGGCGGCACAATCGAGGGGCAGAAGTTTGCAAATACGAAACCCTCCGAACGTTACGACGAAAGTACAAGCAATATAGCAATCTGGCTTGGAAAAGTATTTAATAAATCGCCTAAGAAGATTGATTATCTGCTCGACCAGTATGGCGGTATTGTAACGGATATTGCTTTGCCTGCAACTACTATGCAAGCAGAAATCGGCATTGTATCGAAAAACTTGCTTGCAAATTCTACGACAAATAGCAGGTGGAGCACAGAATTTTATTCGCAGATAGAAAAATACACCTATAAAAAAACTGACGGCGACGCAAAGGCGAAAGCGACGGTTAAATATCTGAACAGTATTAAAAACACGATTTCGGATATGTACACGCAAAAACGCCAGATCCAGACTAATACGACATTATCAAAAGACGAAAGATTAAGCCAAACACAGATTATTCAGGCTGCTATAAATGCTTTAATGAAAGACAGTTTGACAAATGCAAAATATTTATACGAAGAACTCGGCAAATACGACCTTTCCGACGATAAGTTCGATATGAGTTATCTCGACGCGATAAGTACCGTGGTGGGCGCAGAATATGCGTTAAAGTCGTATAATAAAACCGTGTATGAAAAGGCTGCAAACCTTAACAAACTCGGCATAGGTTACGATACCTATTACGATTATTATTTTGCGACGAAAAGTATTGAGGCAGACGTTACGTCAAGCGGTAAAACTATAAGCGGCTCTCGAAAACAAAAGTTGATACAATACACAATGTCAACCGATTTGGATATAGTACAAAAACTTATTCTTATTATGAGTTCGGGTTACTCAATATCCGACGGCGATATTTCGGGCGTATCGGCAAAGCAAGTTAAGCGTGTTGTAGCGCAGTACATTGCAAAATCTGGGCTTTCTTCCGAAGAAAAAACCGCACTTGCAAAAATGTGCGGGCTTACGGTAAGAAACGGCAAGGTTGTTCTTGCATAAAAAAACGGGCACTTTTCGGAGTGCCCGTTAGTATTTTATAAATTATTTTCTTTCCCATTTTGCATAAAGCGTCATATCGCCCTTAACCGTATCTATTGCAGGGTTCCATTGATAAGTATAACTCTTATCGGTGTACCAGCCGCAAAAGGTAACATATTCAGGCGAGGGAACGTCGATAGTGCCTACTATGCCGTCCTTTTCAACCTTTATTGTGAAAGTTTTGTTGTATTTATCCGCATTTAATTGAGCGTAAATACCTTGACTGTTAGTAGTTTCGACTGGTGTCGAAACAATCGTAACGGTGCAAGTTTTCTTGCAGCCAGTTAAAAAGCAGCAAATAAATAAGATTGTGCAGATTGTCGCAAGAAAGCGTTTCTTCATATTCCTATGTCCTCCTAATTTATATTTTTAATATTGCTACCACTATAATCAAGACAAACAATAAAAAGAAATAACCTAACAGTCCTAAGACATTATCCCAGTAGTCGCTTTTGTCATATCGCCTATGCCCGATTAAAGGCAGTATCAATATAAGGGCGATAAAAAGCAATAGTATTTTCATAGTTGCCCCTGAAAAAATAAAAAGTGCGCCGACCAAAGTCAGCGCACAAAAAACGCAAACTTTGTCGTCGCCAAACAACTTACAAAGATATATGTATGTAACTCTATCCCGTAAAATTTGCGTTTTTATCAAATTTAATTTGGAATAGAGTTGTTGCGTAAAATAACGCGGCTCACGCCCTTTCTATACCGAAAGGGCGCAAATTTATTCTTTTGTAAGTTATTTGGCAAGGATATTATAGCATAAAGAATTATTTTTTGCAATGAAAAACGGGGTGTCTAACATTGTTAAACTTGCCGTTTTCGCATTAAAATGCTTGAAAAGGCGGGTATATTGTCTATATGTAATATTTTTCGGGTACAATTTTGAGTAAATAGTATGATATAATTACAATGCAAAACGGCGTAAAGGAGCGTAATATGGCTTTTCAACTTGAAGAAATACCGAAAGATACGGAAGTAAAAAAGGCAATTTGCCCGCATTGTAAAAAGACGATACACGCAGTCGGTTTTACGAAAGGCAGTAAATGTCAGGGAATAACCGTTGTTTGTAAATTCTGCGGGCGTATTTATTCCATAAAAGCCGATTAGCAAAAAATTGCATACACACATTTAGTGCCAAAGTCCGAAGAGATTTGAGCCCCCACTCTTGCCAGTAAGAGTTCGGGGCTCATTTTCTTTTTATAAAAATTCTTAAAAGGAGGTTGTTAGTTATGCAGAAACGCGGAAATAAGGGAAACCCCTACGCCACTAACAAGGGTGGCATTATCAGAGCACCTAAGCCCGTAACCGACCAGCCCAAGGCTACGGTCGTCAAAGGCTCCGACCTTAGAAACGGAAAGAAATCGAAATAAGCCAAAGGAGGAACACATAAATGGCTGGCGAAATCGACGAAAAGAATTTATCGCTTTTAGACGACGAAGAAACCGACGGTAGTGAGGAAATCGAGAACGACGAGGATTTTGACCTTGACGGCGATTCAGACGAGGAACTCGGTGCGGCTGCCGACGAAGAAACAGACGGCGACGAAATCGACGATATAGACGAGGTGGATCTTGACGAGGACGACGAACTGGACGAATCCGAAGATTCAGACGAGCAAGACGAAGAAAACGACGGCTCGAACGAAAGCGGCGAGGACAATAACAGCACCGCCGCCGATAGTCAAGACGAAAAAGACGCTATCATAGAAAACCTTAAAAAGCAAAACAACAAATTCCGCGCTCAGACGAAAGAAACGCTGGAAAAACTCGGTATTAAGGTTGACGGGGATAACGTTGAGGAGGCATTAGAGCAAGCAGCAGCGGAATCGGACGGCGTAAGCCTTGAAGAATACCGCAAAACGAAGAGCGACGCAGCGGAAGTTGCGCAGGCGCGAGAAACGCTCAGACGACAGAAGTTTGAAACGCTTGCAGCAAACGACCTTGCGGAACTTAAAAAATCGTTCCCAGACCTGCTTGAAACTAAGCAGATTAAAGACGCTTTTACAAATATCGACGAATTTGCAAAATTCGGACGGCTCAGAGATAGCGGAATAGACGTAAAAACCGCCTATCTGGCAGTTAAAGGCGACGACGTAAGAGCGAAACAGTCCGCTGCTGCAACGCAGAAAGCGGCAAATGACGGCAAAAAGCACATAACGTCCGTTGCGCCGAAAAAGGCGGCGGGCGACAGTGTTACAATGCCGAAATCAACTCTTAAAGAGTGGCGGGAAATATTCCCGAACAAGACGGATAAAGAGATTTTCCAACTTTACAAAAAAACTTTATAAGGAGCAAACACAATGTTTAATCTCAGAAAAATTATCAACGGTAGAATGAATGTTCCCGAAATGGAACTTTTGCCCGTAACCGCGAGCGAAAGTTTTGTTATGGGTGAGGCACTCGTTCTTTCCAGCGGGAAACTGACGAAAGCCAGCGGTACTACGAAACCCACTCACATTGCAGCGAAAGATTATTCCGCGCCCGCGTCTGGGGCTGAAAAATTGCCGTGTTACAGAATTGCAAAAAATATGGTTTTTGCCGTTCCTGTAACTTATTCCAGTACGGCAGTTGCGGTTGTTCTCGGCAGTAAAGTAACCGTTGACAGCGACGGTTTAGGCGTTACGGACGTAACCACCAGCGGCGTTGCGACCGTTGTCGATACTCTCGACGCGAAAACTGCTGCTGGCGACGAAATCGAAGTAATCTTCGAGTAATTAACAGGAGGCATAAAAATGAGTATTATATTCTCTAAACTTGCGGGAACGAATGATCCGTATATCGGAAAGTTTGAACACCCGATTAAAGCACTTATCGAAAACGAGAGCAACATTCTCGAAAAAAAGAAAACTCTGCTTGACGTTCTCTACAACGTCGAAAAATCGAAACGTTACGCCGAAACCGTAATGGGGCAAGGCGATTTCGGTTTGTTCCAGAGTACGAAAGAGGGCGCAGGCGCGGAAAATGACGTACCTGAGGGAGGATTCAAAAAGACGATTGAGCACATTCCGTTTATGAAAGAATTTACTATCACAAAGGAATTGCTCGACGACGCAAAATTCGGACTTCCCGCAGAGTTCAAAAACAGACCGAAAGGGTTTATTCGTGCATATTACAGAACGCGCGTTAAACTCGGTGCGTGGGCTTTGGCGAACGGTACAAGTTCAAGCGGTACGTTTAATAAGGCTACCGTTGATTTGACCGTGGGCGACGGTTTGCCGCTTTTCCACAATGCACATAAATATGCGGCAACGAAATTCAAAGGCAAAACGCAGTCGAATTTCTATTACGACGATAAACTTTGCGGCGATACCGCGAAACTTGAAAAATCTCTTGGTATTCTCGCAAACAAAATGCGTAACTTTAAGGACGAAAACGGCGAAACTCTCGGATATACGCCCGATATTATCGTATTACCGTCCAACCGCCCCGAACTCGAAATCGACGTTAAAAAGGTTATCGGTTCGGAAAGAACGACGGGAACGGACTACAACGATATTAACACGCAGTACGGCAACTGGACTATCGTAATTCTTGACGGCTGGGAAACCAACGACGACAGATTTATGCTTATGTCCTCCGAGGCAAACGAGAATTTGCTCGGAAATATGTTCTACAACCGTGTTGCGCTCGATATTAAGAGCGAGGTTGATATTCATACCCGTAACCTTATTTACAACGGTTACTGCCGTATGGGTATAGGTTTCTCGAACTGGAAACACATTTTGCTTGCCGTCAAATCTTCGTCCGCAGTTACCAACGCCACCGATTTGGCACTTGCTTAACCTAAATTCGCAGTCGCCCGCGCGTTTCCCGCTTTGCAACGCTGCGATTTAGACTTTCAGCGGGGCTTGTAGTTATGAGATATAAGCCCCGTCTGAAAATATTTTTAAGGAGGTTTTGTAATGACCATAAAAGAACTCTACGATTCCGTAGCGCAGTTAGGCTTTGAAACCTCGCTCGAAGATAACGACAGATTTTACTTAGCCGTAAACAGGGCTATTATTCAGATAAATCGGTTAAGACCGAAAACAAAAGTATACGAATTAAGCCATTTCCCGATAGATAACTTACTCGGAAATGACAAGGGCGAGCCCGTCAGTAATGACGACGAGGCTCTTATTTTCGTTGCCGACGGTGCAAAGGCTTATTATTTTGAGTGCAACGGCAACGGAACTTTAATTATCGAAAAAAATATTGCTGGCGACGAATGGGCTGTAATAGGCTCGGAAACTCTTATGAGTGCCGACGGCAGTTTTACCAAATACAGAGGTTTTATCAAAGACGGCAGCGAGTTTTATACTGGAACTGTACGCTTGCGTTTTGCTGGCGAATATATTTTATGGGTAAAAAACGTTGCAATGTATGATAAATTGCGCTCTGGAAAAGTAACGGATATTCCCGATTTTTCGGAATACGTTGCTTATGATTTTGCCAGCCTCGCAAACGATTTCGCCTCGTTTGTGCGTCCTCCGATAGCAGACGCGGGGCAAAATAAGGGCTTTGTGCTTGATTCAGATTATTTTGTATCTGGCGACGCAACGCTCCTTATTCCCGCGTTTGTTAAAGGCTCATATAGCGTTAGGTATAATAGAAAAATCTCGTCAATCAATCAGGACGAAAATGCGGAAACAACGAATATCGACCTTGACGACGATTTGTGCGCGATTTTACCTAACCTTGTGGCGGCTTATATCTGGGTTGACGACGAGCCTACAAAAGCAGAGTATTATCTCTCGCTTTACCGTGAACAGGCAGCCGAAATTTATGCTACCGCAAAGAAATTAGAGCCTGTTGTTTACAGAAACAGAAACGGGTGGTAGGGTATGGCGTATTCATTCAAAACAAGGGAAAATCTCAGCAAAGGAACGACTGAGTATAACAGATATTACGGCAATTTCAGAGGTGTTGACTTTTCCAACGACCATACGCAAGTCAACCCGTCGCGCCTTGCTTATGCTGTAAATATGTACAAAGATTATCGCAGCAAACAGGGTGTCGCACTGGAAACTATTGCGGGTTTTCGTAAACGCTGTAATTTTGGGAAAACTCCAAGTATTGCTGCAAATGGAGTGGCAACAGGTGTTTTTGCCGATAACGTCGGGAAAGAGGTTTACGGCATTATCTATTTTCAATATAAGTCTGGCGACACCGTAAAAACGAGTGTGCTCGTCCACGTTGGTCAATTCCTTTGGTTGTGGCGTAATTATCCACAGTCGGTAAATGTACCAATTAAAAGCGAAATAAAACTTCCAGAGCCTACTTCGGAAGTTGAAACCAACGGGATAACTATAAAAACATTTGATATAGTTTTGGAATTTCCCTGCAATGCTGTAATTAGTTTGCATAGAAAAACAGGCGAAGATATCACTCTAAACATTTCAAAGTATACGGCGTCAAGCAAAACGCTGAAAATCGTCAGTTCTGAATTATCCGCAGGCGAAGTGCTCAATATTTCGTATTATGAGTATGTTTTGCCGAATAGTGACGTTTTGTATTTATTTATGAATCGTCACAAAAGTCAGCATTTTGTTTTTAATAACAGATTGTATATTTTAGACGGGAAAAATTATCTTGTATACGACGGCAGCAGTATTTCTCAGGTAAAAAACTCTGCGTATATACCGACGACGTATATCGGTATAATTCCCGCTGGCGCAAATGCGAATATAGGCACAGAATACGAACAACGCAATATTCTCACGCCGAAGTTTAAGCATACGTTTATTGCCGACGGAACGACGAAAGAATTTTTAATGAACGAGAACAATCTTGATTCCGTCGTTTCTGTAAAGGTTTATGGTACGGCAAAAACGGTAGGCACCGATTATACGGTAGACCTTACCAACGGCAAAATAACGTTTTCAAGCGCGCCGCAAAAACCCGAAGATTCGGGCTATGAGCAAGGCTATGCAGGCATTGAGATAACAGCGTCGAAAAAATACACGTCAATAGACGGTGTAACCGAAAATATGTCGGATATTTCGGAATTGATTTCAAAGTGTACGCTTTGTACGACTTATGACGGCAGGGTTTTCTGTACTGGAAACCCAGATTATCCGAATTACGTTTTTTATTGCGGCAGAAACAGCACAGGGTACGCAGATCCGTCTTATTTCGGTATTCTCAATTATATGCAGGACGGTGTAGGTTTGTCGCCTATAACTGGCATTATGTGCGTTTCAGATACGCTTATGGTGCTTAAAGCAGATACTCAGCAGGATAGTTCGATTTATTTTCATACGGCTACAAATAGCAACCAAAATTTACTGCCGCGTATTTATCCGTCTGTTCAGGGCTTGTCTGGGCTGGGTTGTGTCGGGGCGTGCTGTAACTTCCTTGACGATCCGATATTTATTTCTCGGCTTGGCGTTGAGGGCGTTTCGCAGTTAAAAATATCGTCCGAAAGAGTGAACGAGCATAGGTCTTACCTTATTGACTCAAAACTCGTTAATTCCGAACTGAAAAATTGTGTGCTCGAAGAGTGGGGTGGGTATTTATGCCTTTTGGTTGACGGGAATATATTTCTTGCAGATAGCAGACAAAAATATGCCGACGAAACAGGGGCATTGCAGTATGAGTGGTATTATTTAGAGGGTATTGGTGTATACGACGGTCAATACAGAGAATATCATTATTCGAGCATTTTGCCGAATGAGTTTAGAGATATAAAAATCACTCACGAGGACAGGGAATATAATATCGAACTTGCGGAGGCAGTGTATTATTCCGACACCGACGAAACGAAAGACTTGCGAGGCGCGGTTGCAAATTCGGCAGACGATAAAGGCAACGAAAGCCGTCAGGTATATTCACAGTTTGTAACGGCGAATTTCAACGGTATGGAAATACAAGTAAATATTTTTTACACCATTCACGAAGTTGTTGACATTTTCACGAATACGGTAAAAGAAAGGCATTTGTATTTATGCGAAGAATACGGCAACTACACGGGCGGTATTTTCCAAAAAGCAACTACGTTAAGTTCGATAGACGATAATTTGTTCTTTGGTTGCGTAAACGGTGTTGTATGTTCTTTTAATTTCGACCAAAGGAACGACGACGGCGAACTGCCGCCAAAAACGTACAATTTCGACGAAAGGACGATTTTCAGCGGGTGCGCCACGCTTATGGATAACTGCCAGATTCCGCACCTTACAAAAACCACGATAAAGCGTTCTACGGTTATAAAAACAAAATCTTTCAGAAATTCGGCTGCAAAGATTAAAGTCAGGACAAATAAAACGCCGTATAAGCAGATAGCGCGTATCAACAGCGCGTTGTTTTCGTTTGAAGATATGGACTTTTCCGACTTCTCTTTCAATACTACCGAGCAAAGCCTTTTTGCGGTAAAAGAAAAAGAGAAACAATGGGTTGAAAAGCAGTATTTTATTTATTCCGACGAGTATCTGAAACCGTTTGCGCTCTATTATGTTTCGTTCAGATACAGAGTGGCTGGACGATATAAAGAATAAGCGAGGTAACAATATGAGCGAAACAAAAACTTTACAAAAAATAACCTCTACGCAGATTACCAAAAACGGCGTTCAGGCGTTGGCAACGCGTCCTAATAACTCGGCGCAGTACGGACAAGGCGATTTATCCTCGTTGGAATTAAAACTGTGGTTCGATAAACTTGCCACGTTTCTGGCTGGTAAAATCAATGAAATTCAAGACGCAATCTGTGGGGAGGACGCAGAGAGTTATATTCGCGTAGTTCTTGACGATTACGGCGTTAAAACTCTGAAAGACCTTACCGAGGCATTCACAAGCGGTGATTTTGCGAATAAAATTCTTAAAGTATATGGCGACGAATATTCGTCCAGCAAACTAACAACGCTGCAAGAGGCTATTAGCAGTCTTTTGCGAAGAGATTTAATACACACGGGGGACATTTCCAGCCTTAAAAGCAAGAAACTCGATAAAGTAACGGCTACGAACACATATAAGCGGGCTTACATAATTATGCCCGACGGTTCGCAGGCTACCGTTCTTATTTCAGAAAGCCCTCTTGCGGGCGCAATTCCGCTCTATAACGCGAAAAATCAACTTTTCTGTGCAATTCCCACGGCAGCAAACGGCGCGGCAAATAAAGGCTACACGGACGCACAGGACTTATTGCTTGGTTCTCAGATTGACCTTACAATAGATAAATCTACCTACAAAATGAAAGCGGTACTAAAAAACTTTGAGGGTACTGTTTTAAGCGAAAGTAAGGAAATCGACTTACCGCTCGAACAAATGATTATTAAAGGTAGTTACAATGCGGCGACGAAAAAACTTACTTTAACGCTCCGAAATAATCAAGAGAGTGTGGATAACAACTCTATCGAAATTGATATATCAGACCTTATCGACGGGCTTGTTTCCGAAACTCGAACGATAAACGGTAAGCCGCTTAGCGGCGATATTGTGCTTTCCGCAGCCGACGTAGGGGCTTACAAGAAAAGCGAAACGTATTCAATGAGCGAAATCGACCAAAAAGAAATTTACGCTCACGCGGCTTTCTGGGCGGAAGAATCGGAACACGCCCGAAACTACACAAAGGGCGGCGGTATCGACAGAAAATTCAAACTATACGACAATATGCTTGCCGCCGCTGGGTTTAGTATAGGCGTATCTCTCAACACGTCAAATTATCAACTTACTATATCCCTTAAAAACAGCGAGGGCAAAGTTTTAAGTTCGGATATGGTTGATTTGCCTATCGAAAGCCTTATATCTAACGGCTCGTATAAGAACGGAATTTTAACTCTTACGTTGCAAAGCGGCAGCGTTATCAATATCGACGTTTCCTCTCTTATAAGCGGGCTCGTTGCGGATAGCAGAAAAATCAACGGCAAGCCGCTTACTGCGGATATTGTACTTACCGCCGCTGACGTGGGGGCTGCCGCAAGCGGCGACGTTTACAAAAAAACGGAAACCTACTCGAATACAGAAATCAATAAGAAAGTTTCTGACGCTTGTCAGGAATTGAGAGTAACGATAGAAAACGAACACCAGAGCGTCGGCTCGTCTTATTATTCGGTAGAGGCTGAGAAAGCCGCTGGCTATACAAAGGGCGGCGAAATTGACAAAGCAATTAAATCAATCAACGAAAGGCTTACAAACCTTGAAAATAACAATCAATAATAACAGGAGGACAAACAATGTTATTAGAAAAAACAAAAATCTATGGCGTTGACGGCGTGGGGAAATCTACGCCTACACTTACCAGAACGGACGCTGCGGCGGGGCTTTCCTATGCTCGTGGCGTGAGTGAAATCACGAGCGACTTCGACAAGTGTTTCCCGTGGTGTGAAATGAAAGAGGTTGTGGACGAATACGGCAACGTGTTTATCCGTATACCGAAATTTTATACCAAAATTACGAAAAATGACGACGGCTCTTACAAACACCAAATTTCTGGTTGCCGTTACGACGGGTTCGGAACTCTTTTTGTTGACGGAAAAGGCAACGAACTCGATTATATCCTTGTTGGAAAATACGAGGGCTCTTTGGTTGCGTTGGGCGATAAGAACTATGACGCGCAAAATCAGAAAGTTAAGTCGAAATCGGGGCAGACCGTTCTCGTAAGCATTACAAGAGGAACGTATAGAACGCGTTGCCGCAACGTGGGTAAAGGCTATCAGCAGTACGACTTTTTGATTGACGCAATCATTAAAGAGTTGTTTATGATTGAGTTTGCAACAACGAACTCGCAGAGTGTAATGCAGGGCTGGACGAACGGCGAAAATACCGCCGCGCTCATTACTGGGCATACCGACCTTGTAAAAACTGCGTCGGGCTCGTGGAATACTAACCACATTGAGGACTGCGCGACTTGCAACACGGACGGCAAGCACGCCTGCAAGTATAGAGGTATTGAAAACCCGTTCGGCAATGTCTGGAAGTGGTGCGACGGTATCAATTTTGATACTGAAAAAATTTATGTTTGCGAAGATCCAGAATATTATGCCGACGATAAACACGACGCGCCTTATACCTATATGGGCGACAGACTTATGTCTGAGGGCTATTTGAAAGAGGTTACGCCGTTTGCTAAAAACCCTCTCTTAGGTTACGCAACCGCGATAGGTGCGGGTAGTACGACGCATTATAGCGACTATTATTACGTCAACAACACGGGCGCCGTGTTGCTCTGCGGCGGGTACTGGCATGACGGCGCGGCTGCTGGGCTCTGGTATTGGGACGGGGGCTACACCGCGTCGGACGCGGGCTCGGGCATCGGCGGGCGTCTTTGTTATAAACCTCTTTGAGGGGGCTAACGGGGGAAACTTCCCCCGAAAAAAAGAAAAATTTTTCTCATAGTTATCTATAAAAATGGGGTTATAAACCGAATATAGCCGTGTTGAACTGCGGCGGGAACTGGAATAACGGCGCGAATGCTGGGCTCTGGAATTGGAACGGGAACAACACCGCGTCGGACGCGAACTCGAACATCGGCGGGCGAATTTGTTGCAAAAGGAATAAAAACAGGGTTTATAATTCACAGACCACTTGGTCAGAAATAGCCGTAAAGAGTGTGGTTTAGTAAGTCGAAAGAATTTGAAACACCATAAGGCAGCAACAAAGACTCTTTGAAAAGTAAAGGACACAATGAAACGAACAGGATATTTATTTGAAAAAATAGTGTCGAAAGATAACATTATTTTAGCCATACATAATGCGACGAAAAATAAAAAATCGAAACGCGGAATTATTAAAGACGCTGCGGAAAACCCCGAACGTTATGCGGATAAAATACGAGAAAAACTAATCAGCGGAAATTACTATTTTGCCCCGCCGATATTAAAAACTCGGCGGGAGCACAAGAAAATCAGGCATATAAAAGTGCCGAAATTCTATCCAGACCAGATTATACATTGGGCACTTATGCAAGTAATCGAGCCGATAATAAATCGCGGAATGGATAGATACTGCTGCGGTTCTGTCAAAAATCGCGGAACACTTGCAGCAAAGAGAGCAATCGAGCATTTCATTAAGAAAGATAAACGTATAAAATACGTTATGAAAGCGGATATACACCATTTCTTTGAATCGGTAGACATTGAAGTGTTAAAACAAAAATTTCGCCGTGTAATCAAAGATAAAAAGGTTTTGAAACTTATCGACGAAATACTCGATAACGGAGGTTCTGGCTTGCCGATAGGTTACTATACCTCGCAGGCGTTCTCAAATTTTTACTTGCAACGTTTCGACCACGAAACGAAAGAAGATTTGCGTATTAAGCATTATGCGCGATATGCGGACGACATTGTATTTCTGGACGCGAACAAAAGAAAATTGCACAAAGCAAAAATTGCGTTCGATAAAAGTTTGGGTAAAGAAAATTTGAAACTTAAACACGATTGGCAAATCTGGAAATTCGGCAGCCGACCTATTGATTTTGTCGGTTACAGATTTTACGGAAAATACACCGTTTTAAGAAAGAAAATGTTTTACTCGCTAACCCGCGCCGTCCGAAAAATAAAACGTTTCGGTGTGAGATTAAGGCAAGTAATGAGGTTTTTATCGTATATGGGCTGGGCGAAACGTATCAATTTCAAGAAATATTACGTCGAGAATATAAAGCCCATTATTACAAAAGGCAATGCGTGTAAATTTATGGCGCATAACGCAGCCGTATTGTCAGCGGCTTAAATCTATTACGGAGGTAAATTAAAATGGCAGCAAAACGTTTCAGTAAGCAAAAGTGGCTTGAAAAGGCAAACGCGCAGATTACGCAGGGGTTTCTCTCGGAAAGAGAGCGCGATGACGCGCTTGAAATCTGGGTAAACGACCTTGACGGCAAAACTTACGAAGAAATTGCCGCGAACGGAAACGAGTTCAGCGACGATTATTTCGTAATCAGTTAAGGAGCGCATTATGAAAATGGAATATAAACTCATTGAACTTGTTAAAAAGGGCTTTATTTTAACAAGAGAGCCCGAAGTTGTTGCAGACGAACTCATTATCACGTTTACAGGCGCACCAGACGGAGCAACGGCAATTTTCGAGAACGCTGGTTGCGATAGTCTTTATCGTATGCTTGAAAAGGGAACTTGCAGGATTCCTGCGGACTTTCTGGATAGCGTTGTAAAATGTACCGTTGTTGTTCTAAATGGCAAGCCAGACGCGCCGAAATACGCGTGCGAAAGTATCTATGTAAAACGTATCGACGGCAAAGTAATATGTTGTCCGAACGGCGTAGACACGCCGCTGCAAATAATTGCTGTTCTCTCGGAAATACAGGATATAAAAAACGACATTGCGCACCTGAACAACGAACAGTATAAAATTGTAAAAAAACTCGATAGGCTTATCGAGGGTTACGACTTTGAATAACGGAGGTAATCTATGAAAATCAAATCTAAAAATCGTATTTATATCATTCTTTTACTTGCGGTTGCGCTTTCCTTTTGCGTGTGTTTTTTTTGCTCGATTTCCACGAATAAGGCTTATGCCGCCGAAACGCCGTCAGCAACGGAAAGTACCGCCTTAGAGCAAGCAGAAGAACAGCCGACGACGGACAACACGTTTTTCGGACAAATTTTTGCGTGGTGCAAGGAAAACATAGTGCCGCTGCTTAGTGCAACTAATTTAGGCACGATATTTGCTGTTATTGTCAGTTTAAGAAAGGAAATTAAAGACAATAAGCGGCATAAATCGGATATTCAGGCAGAAACAGCGGCAAATACCGAAAGTAATGCGGAAGTGATAAAAGCGGCAAATACCTTAATTGAAAAATACAACGACTTTGAAATATATGTAAAAGAACTTACAAAAACGGAACTGGAACGCAGCCCTCAGTTTCAGGAAATGATTACATACAGCAAAGCGGTGCTGGATATTCTTTCAGCCGTTTATGCGAACAACAAGAATATTCCGCAAGCAATTAAAGACCTTGTACAATTAAAATATGTCGGGGCATTGAAAGACGTAAACAGCGTTGAAGATACGGAGGCGGGCGGCGACGCGGAGGTGTGATATGAAAAATAGCACGAAAGGCAAAATAATTCGCTATTCAAGCGTTGTTGCACTTGACGCTGGCGCACCGCTGGCGGCAACCTGTGCTTATTTCCCTATGTGGGTAAATAAAGGCTCTGAGGCAACTGTATCAGGCGTGTTTGTCGTTCTTGCGCTGCTTTCACTTATTCCGATTCTGCTTGTTTTTAAGCAGAAAATAAAAACGCCAGCCGTTTGGGTAATGTGGGTAATACTCTTTGTTGCGCTCTGGGGGTTGTATCAGATAATAGAGCAAATGCTTGTTATAGCCGCCGTGGGTGCTGTAAGTAATGCCGCAGGCGCAGGCTTATATAAAGTGGGCGAGAGTATTGAAAATAGCGATAAAGCACCTGTTATTACGGACTTTATATCGCCGCAAGATAAAATGGGAGGCAACGTCTAATGCAGACAATAGAAAGAAAACAACCGACGACGCAAGAGCCGCTGGATAAGCGCGTAATTAAGTCGCGGAGCGCGAAAAAGTCGCTGTTTCAAAAGTTACTTAGGAATACGGGTATTTTTGTAAGCGCGTTTATAATGTTTGTGGTAATCGTAGCGTTTACCACGGATCTTAAATTTTCCAGTCTTGCCGACTGGACGGCTCTCGGCTTAACTTTTTTTGTTTTACTGTTTTGCTCGTACAGTATGTATTTGAACTGTTCGGACAGTGGAACAAAGGCGGGAAAAGAATCGGAAACGTTTTTGGGCGCACAAGACGATTACGATAGCGTAAAAAACGAAATAGCCGTAAATAAAATGCAGGGGCGGCTACCTGAATTTTGTCAATACTATATAGAAGAAGAACTCGAACTCACGCGAGCGACTATTCTTGCCGACGTTGGCATTGAATATGCCGAATACAAGGAAAAGTATTTAGGGAAAGACGAGGAAACGCTTGAAAAACTCGTGGACGAAAAGGAATTGTCTAAAATGCAAGCAGATACGATTCTAAGCGCAAACAAGGTAAAACCGATAACCCTCACGCCCGATATGATTTTTAAGCGCGGTAGGGGGAACAACAAACGCAGCCCTCTCGGAATGAACCCACAAACAAAGAAAAAATGGAATTTCGGAATTAAATTCATAACAACGCTCATAACGTCTGTGCTTATGTCCTTAATTGTTTGCGAGGTTATTATAACGCCAAACTGGGCAACGTTTGCGGCGTGTTTACTCAAACTGTTTGCTGTATCAATGCAAGGCGTTTTCGGGTATAAAATGGGCTTTGAAAACATTGTTGTCGATACCGTCGAATATATGCGCGACCAGATAGACCTTATGCAGCATTTCCTCGAATACGTCAAACTTACGCCGATAAATTTTAAGAACGTTACGACTGAAAATGACGGGCAGTCGGAGCCTGAAAGCAGCGAGGAAAAGCCACCGAACGAATCGTCCGAAACGACAAAAATTATACAATAAAAGCAAGAGGTACAACCACGAAAGGTTGTGCCTTTTTTATTGTGGATAATTTATTTTATAGAAACTTTTTCAAATTCAAAAATATTTTCAACTTTTTTCAAAAAAATTTTCTAAAAAATAAAATTTGTTTTGAGTTGCAAAAATTTTTTTGATTTTTTGAAATAAAAATTTTATAAAAGAAAATGAAAAAAATTTACACAATCGCTAAAACCCTTATATTTCCTGCTTTTTTAGCGTTACAAACCTTATACTTTTGTATTTCATTTGAAATAGAATTGCTTTACTTTTGATATTCTTTTGTAATACAAAATTATACAAAACGATACAAATATAAATCAAAATCAAAAGAAAAAATAAATATAAAATAAATACACTATCGTGTATTGATCGGTAGATAGAATTACACGCGCTCACGCGCGCGTAAAGCGTAACGACTGGAATGCTTCTTTTTTATTTTTAAGATTTTTCTCTTAAAGCAAAACAAGTTGAAAAATGTTAGACAATGTGGTATAATGGCGGTACTTTCACGACGGAGGGCAAATATATGAGGGGTATGAGATTTACTGCTAACCAGAAAAAGCACGCACTTAAAATGTGGCTTGTTGATAAGGTTGATATTACCAAAGTTGCATACAGGACAAAATGCGACGAGCGCACTTTATGGCGTTGGAAAGCAAAATACGACGGTACGCTCGAAAGCCTTGAAAACGGCTCAACTGTTCCGCATACGCCGAGCCCTAAGGCTCATACACAAAGCGAAATCGAACACATAAAGAAAATTTTTGAAGAAAATCCCGATATAAGTTACGCAGAGGCTTATGGTGTTTTGAGAACTGAGTTTGCCTATTCGAGGACATATTTTGGGTTTTGGCGTTTCGTTTCCAAAAACGGAATACGGCAGCCGAACGAAGTGGTACAAAAATATATCGAGCAGCCGTATAATACGCCCGAAATGTTCGGCATAAAAATGCAAATGGACGTGAAAGTTGTTCCGAAAGAATGTAAAACAGGCGAATTTAAGCACGAGAAAGATTTTCAGTACACAATGATTGACGAGGCTACTCGCGAAAGGTTTATTTATCCTTACAAGGAACAGAGCACATTTTCAACGGTTGACTTTCTAAAAAGGGCGTTGGTATACTTTGGATATTTGCCTGCTATTATTCAGACCGACAATGGAACAGAATTTACCACGCCGAAGAACGCAAAAGAAACAACGGTAAACGCGGTAGACAGGTTTTTAACGAAATACGGTATCAGGCATAAACTTATAAAGCCTTACACTCCACGGCACAACGGAAAAGTTGAACGTTCTCATAGAACCGATCAGGAGTGTTTTTATAACCACCTACAATATTCAACGTTCGAGGAACTAAAAGAAAAAATGGCTGATTGGCTCAACCGCTATAATAATCGTCCGCACTCTTCGCTCAGGAATAGAGAGGGAAAGCGTGTATGGCTTACACCGCTGCAAAAGCGAGCCGAACTTATGGAAGATTATAAGGAAAACGGGTTTAAGGACGAAAACGATAAGGAAATTAAAATTCGTTTCCTGAAAAGGGCAGCATAACTGCTGCAACTGAATAAAAATTTGACCTCCACAACGGTGGAGGGTTTTATCATAGGCTTTTAAGCGATACAGTTGACTTTTTTCTTTGGAAAGGTTATAATCAAGAGACTTAAAGGCTTTTTTTGTTGTGTTTTTCGGTACTTTCGGTATTTTCTAAAAAAAATTTCAAAAATTTTCAAAAACTACTGAAAAATGTTTGACAAATCACAAATGATATTATACAATGGACTTGCCAGTAAACGGTGAGCCCATTTTTTTATTGCTCGCAAGTAGGTTTACCTTAACTGGTAAGCCTATTTTTTTATATTCAAAACGAGGAGGTACGATATGGCAACGAAGAACACGAAGAAAATGCGCGGCGACAAAATTCAAATCGGCGTATGGATAAGCAAAGACACTTACGCTAAGGCGACTGAAATCGCAAAGACAAAAGAATTTACGTTCAGCGACATTTTAAGAATCGCACTCAAAGAGTATATCGCAAATCACAACGATTAAAAACGGAGGCAACAAAATGAATACTCAGACGATAAAACAAGAAGATTTAAGGCGGGCAATGGCGAAACAGACACTCGGGCTGCCGCTCACAGGGCGTGAGAACTCTCTTATTACATTGTTCGGGCAGAGTTCGACATACGAAAGAGAGAATAAGCCCGTATTTGTAGAAAAGTATCTGAAACCGCTTGTTGTGGCATTACAAGTTGGTATTGCAAACGTTGTTTATCGTAAATCGGACAAGCACGACGAAATTGTAACGCTTATTTACGAGAACGGCTATACGACAGACGTAAACGTTACAGCGGATTCTCTTTCGGCAATCGTTCGCGACGTAATGACGGGGTTATAAGAGAGGTAATGTCAATGAGTGCAAGATATAGAGTTGTGGTGTCTTTAAGCGGTCGGACAAATAACTTTGAAAACAAAAACGAGGACGGAAATTTTTTGTTCACTTATTACGGAAATGTTCGAACAACCGAAAAATCTGCAATCGCTGGCGTAAAGCGTATTTGTTCGTTAGGTGGCTGCAAAGTTGAATCTGTAAAATCGGTTGAAAAAGAGGAGGACTAATTTATGGGTAAATTGTTCGGTAAAGAGTTAGCAGAATCTATTAAAAAGCGTAGACAGATTTACGTTGAAAGTATGCGGCGTCGCGAGCAAAGAGTTGCAAATGGTGAAACGGACTACGACGACTGCTTTATGTCGGAGCGAGTGGAATCGCAAGCAATAGACGAATGCAATAAGCAACTTGAAATTCTAAAAGGCGACGGACTAATGGACTACGAGGCAATCGTTGACGAGAATGGCGAAGAGGTCAACGTCCACTGCTTTGAGAACAAATGGCGCAGTCTTTCTTACGTTGGTAGAGGGGTGTTTGCAAGCAGTATAAATGCGTTGCTTAAAAAGACGGGTTGGAAGAAAAAAACAATACGCGTTCCAGTATGGACAAGGTTTGAGTGCGGAGCAGGTGGCGGAATGTGCGCAGCATATAGCGGTTATTACACCTATTGTCGTTGGCACACAAATATGGTAACTGGCGAATATTTCGGATATCCGAATTAAGGAGGAATAATGATACTTAACATAGTTTTAATTTCAGTAATCGTCGTTTTAACGGCGGGAATGGTTGCGGCCTTTGCAATCGACTACAAACGAGCCAAAGCGGGCAGAAAGTCCGTTTTCTGGGAAAAGAAAAACAGGAGGTAAAGCGGATATGAAAAGGCTTAACGAGTTGAAATCGGTTGTCTATGCAGAACTTGTCGAGAACGAAAGTGCGCGCAGAAACGATACCGCGTTGGTTATGGGCGTTTTGAAACGTATCGGTGTTGATACGTCCAGATCGTTCGCGGAATTGTCGGAACGCGGCGAACTCAGGCAACTTGAAAGCATTACGCGTTGCCGTCGCAAAATTCAGGAAGAACACCCCGAATTGAAAGACGTAATCGTGGCAGAAAAGCGTATCGAACGCGAAGAAATTTTCAAAGAATTTGCAAGGCAATTGGTATGAGCGTAGAGAAAGTCAAGTTAAAGCACAATAGCCCCGAATGGCTGGCGTTCAGACGAAAAGGAATAGGGGCAAGTGACGCGGCGGCGGTACTCGGTTTGTCAAAGTGGACTACGAATGTAGAACTCTGGGAGGAAAAAGTCGGGCTAAGACAGCCAAAAAACCTTTCGGACAATGAACACGTCAGGTACGGCACGGCAGCAGAAACGCCGCTCGTCAAATTATTCGCTTTGCAGTATGCGGATAAGTACAAAGTTAAAGTAGACAAACAAACAGTTTACCTGAAAGACGGCTTTCAATTCGCAAGTCTGGACGGCGAACTTACAGATATTTCGAGCGGCGAACTCGGAATATACGAGGGAAAGACGGTTGACGCAAGCGCGTCGGCAGTCTGGGAAAACTGGAAAGGCAAAGTGCCGCAGCAATATTACGTTCAAGTTTTGCACCAAATGCTGGTAACGGGCAGGACGTTCGACGTATTAAACCCAGAATTTCGTTGGAAAGACGAAAACGGCGAAATAACGACGCAATGCAAACGTGTAATAATTCGCATTTCCGATCCGTCGGTGTTGGACGATATGAAATATCTCGACGAAAAAGAACGCGAGTTCTGGGAATGTGTAAAAAGCAAACGGCGACCGCCGTTATTGCTACCACAAATCTAAAAAATTTAATTAAATCGGAGGACTTATAAAATGGCAACTATGGAACTGGTGCTTAGCACCCCTATCGAACAACTCGCGCCGAAACTTATTGCGTGGAACAATGCGGAACTTTTGGCGCAGGTCAACAAAAGCCTTGAAAACTACAAAGGCAAGATTTACGACGAAAACTCTATCGCGGAGGCGAAAACGGATAGAGCCGCGTTAAACAACTTTGTGAAATCGCTTGACAGTGAACGTATCAGAATTGGCAAGGTTTACGCTGCGCCGTATGAGAAATTCAAAAAGGAAGTAGACGAGGTTAGTTCAGCGGTAAAAAGTGTTGCGTTGGCAATCGACGAACAGGTTAAATCTTACGAGACAAAAAAGCAGGAAGAAAAACTTGCGGAAATTAAGGCATATTTCGAGGATAATATTCCCGTTGGTCTTAAACCGTTTGTCGGGTATGAAAAAATACACAATGCAAAATGGCTTAATGTTACCGTAAAAATGCCTGCCGTACAGAAAGAAATTGACGCTATACTGGATAAAATTTCTCAGGAACTGGCAACAATCGAAACCCTTAAAAGTGAGGACGAAATCGAACTCAAAACAATTTATTACAATACCCTTTCACTTACAGAGGCTATTAGGACAAACGAACGCAGAAAAGCAGAGCGGCAACGGGTTATAGAGGCTCAGAAAGCCGCTGCGGAGCGTAAAGCGGCAGAAGAGCAGCGCGTCGCTCAGGAACAGGCACAACAGCCCGCACAGCCGCCCGTAAAGGAACCAGAACAACCGAAAGACGAGGACGTGCCAAAATTCTCTATCGCGTTCAGGGTAACGGGAACAGCAGAGCAGATAAACGCGCTCGACGCATTTCTCAAAGCAAACAACTTAAAATACGAAATTATAAAATAATCGGAGGACACTAAAATGGCAGTATCAAATAGTTTACAGACAAGAGTAAGCAGCGGAAAACTCACGGTAAGTCAGTTTCTCACGGGCGAAAAAGTTAAGGCGAGCCTGAATAAAATGCTCGGCACAGAGAAAGAGGCTCAAAAGTTTGTATCGAGTATTCTTTCGGCAACAAGCACTAATCTTGCTTTGCAAGAGTGCGACAACAGCACGATATTATCGGCGGCTTTGCTTGCAAACGCCCTGAATTTATCGCTTTCCCCGCAGTTGGGGCTTGCGTATCTTGTTCCGTTCGACGACAAGAAAAATAACCGCACCGTCGCAACGTTCGTACTTGGCTACAAGGGTTATATTCAACTTGCTATCCGTTCTGGCAATTACAAAAAAATCAACGTAATCGCGATAAAAGAGGGCGAGTTTGTAAAATACGATCCGCTCACGGAAGAATTATTCGTTCATATTATTGCGGACGACGAGGAACGCGAGGCAAAGCCCACAATCGGCTATTATGCAATGTTTGAACTTTGCAACGGCTTTATAAAAACGTTGTACTGGTCGAAAAAGAAAATGCTCGTACACGCCGATAAGTACTCTAAGGCTTTTAGCCTTAACGGAACGGGCGGCAAATATCCAAAAGTGTCTTATGCCGACTATGAGGCAGGAAAGGTACCCGAAACGGAAATGTGGAAATATTCGTCGTTTTGGTACAAAGATTTTGACGCTATGGCATACAAAACAATGCTCCGTCAACTTATTTCAAAGTGGGGAATTATGAGCATTGATATGCAGACAGCATACGAAAACGACAGCAAGGCTATGGAAGATAGCGAAGATTATGTGGTCGTTCCCGAAG